TCATAGATGTTTTAGTTTGATATTGACATTATCATCATCAATTATGATGCGGTCTATAATCATAGTCAGGCAGGCCCTTTTTTCATCCAAGCTTCCTGTATCAGAAAGCGACATCAAGGTATCCCGCGCGGTTATCATTTCAGCAAGTGTTGTTATAGGCACATTTTTGGGTTTTGATACATTCAATAGCGCCTCTTTCTCTTTAGTAAGTGCATCCATCTTTTTCTGTATGGACTCAAGCGGAATACCACTAACTTGATATAGGTCTATCAGCTTTTCAATCTGCTTATCAATCTCGGTTAAACGAAGTGAATAGTCAGTGACTGGAACTGGGGCAGGATGGCTATTCTGTAATTTGGAAAAGTCTAAACGCGTTATGTAATCCAGTACCAGTTTATTTAGTTCTTCTATTTTCCATTTTTTATTTTTGCAATTTGGGTCAACAATATACTTTTTATCTCCCTTAGTACGGCTATAGCAGGAATAGTTACCATGCTCACCATGGAACCGTGCCCCACACTTACCACAATACACGAGGCTGGAAAGAAGAGTGTTCGCCTTAAATGGAGAACGCTTGAAGGTATCAGATGTCCTCCTGGAGCTGTTAAACAGGTCCTGCACCTGCCGAAATATTTCTTCGGATATGATTGGTTGATGATTGCCTTGATAGGCAACTCCTTTAAACTTCACCTTTCCAATATACAGTTCATTTTTAAGGACATTCCGTACTGAGACCTCATTGCTCCATCCCCCATATTTTTGATGCATATACTGCCAACAGTTATGGATTGAATACCCCTTTAAGAACCGATTATACAAATCTTTGACCTGCAAAGCCTCATAATCATTTATTATAAGTTCTCCGTCAATATAATCATATCCGGTCGGCGCATTACCGCCTCCATGAAAATACCCATTCTTGGCCCTGCCGATGCGTCCCATTGTAAAACGTTCCGTAATCTGGTCTTTCTCCAGCTGGGCAAAGACAGACAGTATTCCAATCATGGCCCGGCCAAAGGGAGTGGAGGTGTCAAAATTCTCATTCACAGAAACGAAGTCTACATTCTTGGCCAGGAAACAATCCTCAATCAGCATGAGGGTATCCTTTTGGCTTCGGGACAAGCGGTCAAGCTTGTAGACAATAACAGAGTCTATCAATCCTTTGCCGATGTCCTGGAGCATCTGTTGCAGAGCAGGCCTATTAATGTTTCCGCCGGAATAACCTCCGTCAGTATATATCTTGACTATCTGAATATCTTTTGCTTTACAGTATGCTTTCAATCGGTCAGTCTGTTCTTCAATGCTGTAGTTTTCTAACTGATTGTCCGTGGATACGCGGACATAACATGCGCCTTTAATCATATTCATCTCTCCTCATATTTAACTATACTCTTCGGTTGACGTAAAATTACACCTATGGTTGCCCGGTGCCCGGAAAGATGATATACTATGTCTTGTACTCAACATTTCTTATCTGGGGAACCGTGACACCCTTGGTAAGGCTGGGCCCCTGTGTTTGCTGCACAGGGGCTCTTGCGTTATTTAAATAAATCAAAAAGACTAAGTCAACTACCCATCCCCTAAAGGGAATGGGCTTGTAACTGTCCAGTAGTCCGAGCGATTAGAAATCTCCTACCTTTAGTCGTTTGGTATTGCTACCAAAGTGACGTTACATCACAGGGTGATTGACAGCACCCTTTACAGCAGAGTTTTACTCAACTGTAACTGTATTAGGTACTTGACTATCTTCAAGATAGTTTATTCCCATACGATACAGGTTCATAGCTCCAATACGATCATCATTTGATTTGTAGCCACAGTTTTTACACGTAAACAAATGTAATTTTTTGTTACGATTAGTTTTTTCGATGTGTCCACAACAAGGACAGGTCTGGCTTGTATATGCCGGATTGACTTTTATAACTGTCGATTGGTTCTGTTTTGATTTATAAATCAGTTTTTGCTCCAAGTCGTAAAAAGACCATGATACAGAAACATATCTGTCTTTAAGACGGATTTTTTCTGTAGAGTTACGAACACCACTTAAATCCTCTAAAACAAAGAGAGTATGCTTTGGATTGTTTTGCACGAGTGCCTTTGATACCTGATGGTTAATATCCTGCATCCAACGGTTTTCTCTACTACCAATAGCTTTTAATCTTCGTCTTGAAGATGGTGTCTGACGCATTTGTAACTCTTTACGCAGTTTGGAATAATTTGCTCTTTTCTGTTTAACCTGCTTGCCACTTACAAAGCCTGATTTATGCTTATTGTCATAGGTGGCAACAATAAAGTTAATACCTCTGTCAATACCTACTACATTACAAATATTAGAAAGATTACTTTCTTCAACTTCGTAGGTAACAGGAATATGTAAGAAATATTTTCCATGCTTATTTACAAGTTTAGCAGTACCAAATTTGTAAATATCGGAAGAAAAGTATTGTTCCATCCCTTTAGAAAAATAAGGTAATTTTATTCTACCTTTTAAGGTATTTACAGAAAAACAGTTGTTCGTAAGTGAATAATCTCTGTTCCATACAAGATCATATTCTGGATGTTTAAAATTAGGCTTTATCCATTCATTTTGATTTTCAAGAATAGTCTTATATCGTGCAATAACTGTTTTTAAAACAGATTGAGCCATTTGTGATTTTAAACCAAATAATTCTCTAAGAGAAGAATATAATGCTTTGTTTAAGGAAAACTGTTTCAAGTCATGAGTACGAAAAATATAATCTGCTACATAATTACAGGCACTTGAATACGCAGACATAGTATTATCCAATAAGGATTTACTGTCGGTATCAGTTAAAACTTGAATTTTAGCAGTTATGGTAAGTTGTTCCATAAAATTGTACTCCTTTCTACTACCTAAAGGAAGTGGGTTTCTGTGCCTGAAAGTTTTATGAAGTCTTTTTATATACTTTATTATATGCGGCCTTTTTAGGACTCTTTATCCACCCCATCCCTCTTTTTCCATCGCCGGGGATTAATGCTTTTTTTACCGTTCTTTTTGCTCGTCCGGTGGTCCTGGCCTTGAGCGATTTCATGGGGCTAATTTTGCGCATTCCAAATTTCATGGTAGTACCTCCTTATGAAATAGAATTTTTCATAGTCTAATGCTTGAATAAGAACATATGTTCTGGTATAATGAATAAGAACATAAGTTTGTGTATATCATTCACTGCTACTGCGGATACTGTCCGTATGGAGGTATACACAAAATGGTTCCTAAATTTAGAATTGAGTATCACCTGTACCAGTTCCGGGCCAAAGCGGGTCTTACAGACCGTGGTCTTGCGGAACTATCTGGGGTGAGTAAAACCCAAATTAATCAAATTGAAGATGGCAAGGCCAATCCCACGATACACACCATATGCCTCCTTTCCCTTGCATTGGGTGTTACACCAGCCGACCTGTTTTCAATCCGCATAACCCCCTAAACGGGGGTACATAATAGACACTTGTCAATATTTGTCCGTTATACCGGACAAATGTGGAAACAGCAGATAAAAAAGAAAATTACTGCGTACTTATTGTATAAGATAGTCAATAATATGACTATGGGAAAGGATGGTACATACATATGAGTAATCAAGAATACTGGAATGCTATTGCTGAAAAGGCTAAGGAAATTGATAACAATGCCTTACTTAGAAGAATTTACCTTTTTATCCTTGCCCTACAAGGAGGCACCCGTTGAGGTGCCTTTGTCATTTTATTCCTAGCCATGCTTTCATGAAATTTTCTAAAATTTTCAATTTCTCTGGGTCCGTTTCTGCTAATAAGTTTATGCCATTTCTTATAAATTCATTTTCAGTTGTGCTCAGTTTTCCTAAATTCAAAGAAAAGCGGTCATCATCTGAAACTTTGGTAAACATATTATCGTCTCCGCCCTCGCCTGTACGAAGCCAAATTTCATTTATACCAAATTCACGGCAGATGGACACTACTATTGCATTAGTTGGTTCTCTGCGTCCTGTTTCATAACTTGCAATGCTATTTCTTGCGAGACCTAATTTTTTAGAAAAATCATCCTGTGTCATATCAAGTTGTCTGCGCAATTTTTTTATTCTATCTTTTATTTCTTCCAAAATTTTCACCTCTTTCCGTTGATTTAATCATATCAAAAAAAGGTCTCGTTGTCAACAAAAAAGTTCTTGACAAAAGTCTGTAAGAGACATATAATTGTCTCGTAGTACAAAATAAGAAAAACGAGGTGAAAGAAGATGATACCTAACTGGCTGTTGGGTACTGAAACCCTACACTTATATATTAGGAGGTAATAAAAATAAATCAATGGAATATAATCCCAATTTTTATTATTACAACACTTTTTAATCTGACTTCCTTTTTTTACGGAACGCTTGAGAAAAGTGCTGGAAAATTCGTCCTACTGCTGTGGAATATCCTACTGGGATTTGTTTTTGCTGTTTTTGCAGTAAATCTCCCAATATTTCGATAACCAAATCATATGTTGGACAAGTTGCTTCTTTATTTTTGGAATGTATTTTTAGCTCTTTATTTAAAGTTCTAAGTACAGGCCAGTGTTCCTTCGGAATATAAAGAAATAGTTTTTGGTAAGCACGTTCATAATCAATTTGGTTTCCACCTAATGAGTAGAGATGTGATGAAGCTTGCGTAATGAAATTTTCGTATGTTTCTTTGCATTGTTTGTAATAATCAGTGGATGTTTCATTAGTTCAAGTTGTTTAAGTTTGCGCTGATGAATATTGTTAAGAAGTAGCGAAATGGTTGGAGTGATGATAGAAATTGCCAAAGCAATCCAGGCAGCAGTAGCGCTCCAATCAGTATTGTTAGGTATGTTGGGCATTGGCTAGTCCTCCTTTAAAGTTAATAAAAAAATTATAGCATATTTTGGGAAAGCGAGGTGAGAAACTATGCAGGACATTAACTCTATCCAATTAACGGATGACACATTAAAAAATATCCTTATTATGGCTCCCATGCTGGATGAAGCTGGTCAAAATAAGGTGTTTGGCCTGATGTGTGGCTTAATTCCTAGTGTGACCAAGAGTGGTACTGACATTAAGGATAGAAAGACGAGTTAATCTCGGAATATTGGCAAGTGAATAGGAGGATGTGAGAGGGATGTGTATTTTTGTGAGAGGTTATCCAATAGTAACACCAGCCAGAAATAGTACCAAGCGTGCCAATAAGTGATAGAGCAAAAGTTAAATTTTCTTTTGTTAATTCCATAATAATATTTCCTTCACTAAATACTCGGCGCGGCAACGCCTGTAAGTAAAGTATAGGGCAGGGGGAGGAAAAAGATAAGGCGGACAACGCAAGAAGTACAACCGTAACAGCATACAATCAACCAGAGAGGGGTGGTGATATGGCAAACGTAATCATAACAACCTATGACGGGAAAGTTTATACGAACCCGGAGGACATTAAGGTAGAGAGAAACGAGAATACTGAAATGTTCTACAGGTTCTTGGAACAGTTCCGTGATGAAAGAATTCAAAAGCAGGAGGACACCGCCTAAGGGCGGCCATGGAGGACAAGCATAGAAAGGAGAGACAAGCCAATGAGAGCTAAAACATTTGCGGAGCACCGTATCCATCAGTATCTGGAAACGGTTTATCCAGGCCTGGATGGCCACATGGAAACAGTTAACGCACATGAGGCCATAGTGACGGACATTAATGGTGACAAAATCCGTGTAGTGTACGACAGAGGGACGGTGTATGAAATTGAGATGTGATGACGAAAGGGACGAGCATCCCCTAATGACGGCAGCGAGATGGATTATCATAGCAACTTTTTGGATGTTCGGAATGGTGGTTGTAGCAACAGTGGTCATGGCGCTGGCCATGGGCGTGAGACTTTAATGGGAGGTGAAGCGAGATGACAAGAGAACGAAAGATCCGGATTATGATGGAGCTGTTGGACGAGCAGGCAGTGAGTATCCCTGCATACCTGGAAGAGGATTACCAGAGAGCGATTGACGCGGCGTTCCAAAAGATAGAGAAGCTGGAAAAAAGAGAGGGCATAAGTCTGGACAAAAATATGGACCCCAGCGACGGCAACCGCGAGAGGCCCATGGACAAATAGTTTAGCACACCCTTAGTATAAGGGATTTTAAAGGAGATTGCAAGATGAAAGTGATTAAACTGGTTTCGGCCAGCTTTGAAAATTTTAAAAAATTAAATTGGACTATAGAGTTCGGTGAGAAAAAAACACAGATTTTTGCTATGAATCGGACAGGAAAGTCTAGCATGGCGGATGGAATATTCTGGGTTTTGTTTGGAAAGTCTAGCACAGGGAAGAGCGAGGGAAAAGAATTTCGTCCCAGGCCCTATGATTCCCAGGGCGTTGACATTGACCATGTGGATGTGGTGGCGGAGTTGGTGCTATTGGTAGACGGCGTTGAAGTTGTTCTTAGAAAGACTCAGCGGCAGAACTGGGTACGGAAGCGCGGAACAACAACAGAAGTCCACGAGGGAGATAAGAACATTTATGCATGGAACAATGTGGAAATATCCGAAACAGAGTTCAAACGCCGGATTGCCGATATTGTATCAGAAAAGAACTTCATGTTGATTACGGACCCGACCGCATTTTTCCGGTTATCGAAGCAGGAGAAATTGGACTTGATTCTTTCCCTGATTGCCAATGTGACCGAGGAACAGATTCTGATGGAAGTTGGCGGATTCGATGAACTTCTGAAATTTGTTCGGGATGGAAAGAAACTGGAAGAGGTAAAGGCCACTTCCAAACGCTCGATTTCGGATATGACCAAAGAGCGTGACCAGATTTCGGCATTTATCAACGAGAGAAGCAAGGATATTGTGGATATGGATGTTTCTGACATAGAGCTTCAGCGGAATGCAATCAATGAGAAGATTGCTGAGATTGATCGGAAAATCGAGGATTCCACGGCCGCAGTCACAGAGTATGACGAGAAGTCCAAAAACATTATTGAATTAAAGATGAAGAAATCTGAAACAGAACGAATTGCAAATGAGTCGTTAGTACAGCAGAAGCGTGATATCCAAAAGCGGATTGACGAAGCAGAAGATGATTTACGTAAAGCCATACAGCATCAGAAAATAGGAGAATTGGAAATTCAGCGGTTGAATCGCATTGTTGAGAGTAACAAAACGCTTCGGGCTGAACTTGCAAAAAAGGTTGAGACTGAGGAAGCGAAAACTTTTTCGGAATATGTGGAACCAGAACCACTATCCTCTGATGCGCTGGTTTGCCCCACCTGCGGACAGGATTTACCAGAAGAATTAAAACAGAGGAAGATTGAATGCTTTGAAAAGGACAAAAAGCTACATTGGGAGAAATACGAGGCTGATAAGGGGAAATTTGAAGCAGACCAGAGCGAATTATTGGACAAAATCTGCCAGGAGGGAAAAGCTTGTGTTGAGAAAATCAACAAAGCAAAAGAAGATTTAGAGACTGCTAAAAATTTCTTGGAATCAGCAAAAGCAGACAAGATTACTGCAAATGCAGATAAGACAAAAGCAATGGAAGAACTGGCGGCGCTGCCGGAGCAGGTAGACTTATCGAATAATCAGGAATATGAAGCCCTGTGTATGGAAATCCAGGCAAAAGAGGAAGCCCTGCGGAATATGAATACCGGCGCTGATTACCGTACACAGTTGAGAGACGAAAAAACTGAATGGGAGACACAGCTTGCCGAGGTCAACCAGAAGTTTGCCGCTGTGGACAAGTCCGATGAAGCCAAAGACCGTGTGGCAGAACTGGAAAAGCAGTTTAAGGATAAGGTTCAGCTGATTGCCGACCAGGAACGGATTTTGATGATGTGCGAAGAGTTTCAAACAGCCAAGGACAATTATTTGACTGAAGAGGTAAACAAGCACTTTGAAAATGTACGATTCCAGTTGTTCCGTCAGCAGAAGAATGGCGGAGTGGAGCGTGTATGCGACGTCTACACGAAGAACGGTTCCCCATATGGAGATAACACGACCAGCGGAGCGGAGAAGTTGATTATGGGTCTGGAAGTTATCAACGTGTTGTCTGGCATTATCGGGGTTAAGGCTCCTGTAATCGTAGATAACGCTGAAAAGGTATCAGAGGGCAATATGCCAGAGATTGATACCCAGATGATTATGCTGTCGGTTTCCAATGACGAGGATTTCAGAATTGAAAAGGAATGACATAGAAGATAAAGTGACTCCCTTAACACTTCTCTTTACATTATCAACGTCAATCTGGTCTGTTAGAAAAATTCTTATTGAAGAATATGGGTTTTCTGATATCAAAGCAAATACAGCTATATTGATTGCTGTCGATGCAGAAAAGCAGATTAGCAAATTAGATTTAGTGGAGAAGTCATGAGAAATTTGGAGAGCGAATACCGAGTTATTGAAATGTTGCATGCTATTAAGGTTTTCATTGAGGCGGCCAAGAGGTTGACACCAGAAGATATTGATAATTTAGAAAAAGTTGCAGATTTTATGAAAATGTCAAAGCCTCAAGAACCATGTGAAATGACCATTTCAGAAATTGAAAAGGCGTTGGGATATCCAGTAAAGATTATAAAGAAGCATAGTAATGAAAAAATGTGAGGACTGTGACGAGTGCGTATATATTTGCGAGGGGGATTTCGCCTGTATGAAAGAGGAACCTAGAATAATATTGGTGGATTTTTCAACCCAGACAGATGATTACGGTTGGTGCAGAAGAAAACATAAGGAGAATTAACTTATGAAGCTGAACGTTACGAATCACCCATACTATTGCAGTAAAAGCAACTACTACGTTGGCGGTTCCGATAATTTTGGAAGAAGCGAATATGATAGCTGGTCAGATTTCAAGGAAGAATGGCTGGGAATAGGAGATGATTCATTAGGAATTGATTCCGACCTTAATTACTGTGTTAGATTCGATATTACGCAGAACGAAGACAGTGGTGCAAAAGATTTATGGTTATTCTTCTTATTACAACGTAAGGGAATTTTTAGTCCTGTACAGGTAAGAAACATCAAGGATTCAGATATGCCAGAGATTGAGAAATTCTTGAAAAGGCAGTGGAAGTATATAAAGAAAATGTGGAAGGAGTTTAGCAATGTTGATTAAAGTGCAGTTTTTGAAGGGAGACAAGCCATCTGGCAGGGCATATACATATCGTTCAGATGTTCTGGTCAAGGTTGGCGACAAGGTGCAGATTAACAGTTCTGCAAAGGGTATCGTGACCGAAGTCGATGTGCCGGAGGAAGAAGTTGCGGCGTTTGCTGATAAAGTGAAATCCATTGTTGGTCTGGTGGAAGAAAGCGAGGATAAGAATGAAGGAACGGTTTGAAAAACTGCTTTTATCGGTAAATCGTGAAGGAATGGATAAACTGATGGAATTTATCCGCAAGAGTGATTTTTATACGGCTCCGGCAAGTACGAGGTTTCATGGGGCTTTCGAAGGTGGACTTCTGGAGCATAGCTTGAATGTCTATGATTGCTTGGACAAAAAGACTTCTGGCTCTGAACACAACATTTGGAAAGGACTGCTGAACACGGACAAAATCAGTAATGATAGCATAGTGATTGTTTCTCTTCTTCATGACCTGTGCAAAACCTATTACTACACTACAGAAATGCGTAACAAGAAGAATGAGGCAGGGGTATGGGTGCAGGTTCCCTTCTATACGGTTGACGACCGGATTCCTTATGGACACGGCGAGAAGTCAGTCATGATGATTGAGGAATACATAAAGTTACTGCCAGTTGAGAGGTATGCAATCCGCTGGCATATGGGAGCTTACGAGCCGAAAGAGAACTGGAATACGCTTGGAACGGCTATGGAGAAGTATCCGTTGGTATTGGCCCTTCATGAAGCCGATATGGAAGCAACATATTTAATGGAAAAGAAGGAGGACAAGTAATCATGGCAACAGCATTAAAGCATAAACAGAGAAGTCATCGGAGTTATCAGCAGAATCGAAAGGTCATGGGGAGTGTGGCAGTCGCGTCAGAACGTTTGGCTAACAGCCATCATTACAATAAGATGGCACATAAGCAGGGGAACTGGTTGGACACTTTTAAGCAGATGTTCCGAATGGGGCAGAAAGGGGACAGATAGTTATGGCACAAACAACGGTATTTACTTGTGATATTTGCAAGCAGAGTAAGAGCAAAGATGATTTGGCGAAAATAACAATTAAGTCAGACGGTATAAGGATGAAGGGCGTTGGGTATAACGGAATCACCGTTGATATTTGTCCGGACTGCTTGAAGAAAAAAGGGTTCTGTGTAGAACCCAAATCCACAGATGAAGAGGACGAGCAGGTTGGAATGCAAAATAGAGCAACCCTTGAAAATAAATTTTATGAAATCCTGGCCGATATGGGCGTATTGTTTGAAGAATAGGGAAGGGGATAGATAATCATGGTAGTAAAGCAGACAGAGAATAAACAGGATTCAACTACAGTACAGCCACCGGTTAAGCCAGCTACAGTTGCATTTAGGAGTGAGATTGCAACGGTTACAAATGCCTGTGTAGAATCTACGCGGCAAATGCTGGAGGAACGTGGCGTGACCTTTGACGAATATTCCAAACAGTGTGTAATTGCGGCAATGGGGTGTATTTACAGTTTGATACATAATCAGGGACTTACTCCCAATGATATCAACCCGGCAAATTTGCAGAGCACGTTGTTGACCGTTGCCGCACTTAAACTCAATACTAATGCAGTTCCCAGAGAGTGCTACTTTCAGGTACGCAGTGTAAATACAGCAAAAAAAGGTCAGAAGGCAGTTTGGGAAAAACAAATTGAAATGGGCCTTGAAGGTGATGGGAATGATGCTTTAACTGCTAAATTTGGCAGGGGGGTTAAGATGGTGCACCCATATTGGCTTGTCCGGTCTGGCGATAGTTTTTCTTATGGAAAAAGAAAAGGTATCGAAGTAGAGCCGCCAGAATGGGAGCCAACTGGGAAAGGCGAAGTTGTGAGGGTGGTTTACCCTATTGAATATGCCGATGGTCATACCGAGTTTCATTTTGGGGAACGTGATGATGTACTGAAAAACTTATATGCACATCTTTCAAACAATCTGATGAATGAAACCTTTGGAGTTTGTGAAAATCGGTATGATGCCACACCTGCACAAAAAAAACAGATTTCCGAAAAGAAAAAGGAAATCATGGACAAAGCAAAGGAACTGAATGATTTGGATAAGATTTTGGATTGCCCGGAATTGCAGCCTTATCTTTCTCCAGCATGGACAGAACCACAGTCTAGAGAAAGTATGATTATCCGAAAAATGCGTAACAACGTCATGAAAAAGATTCCGAAAGACTTTGGAAATCCAGTAGCGGCACAGGAATACAGGCAGCTTGACGATGTTGTGTATCAGCAGGTTCAGGAGGAAATCACTTACAATGCTAATGCCCAGGAGTTTCCTATGGAGCCAGAACAGCCGTCCTCCATTGGGCAGAAGGAACCGCCTAAGACTATGGCAGATGTGATAGCAAGCCAGAAGCAGAAAAAAACAGCTCCTGTAGTGGATAAAAGCTGGATGGAGGGATAGTCCATGGAGTGTATGTCGGCATTAGCGGCAATTGCGAAAGGTATCGAAGATAACCTCTACAATTACACGGTTGATGGAAAATGCTCCAAGTGCGGAAATTGTTGTTCAGATATTCTCCCTCTGTCAGATGATGAAATCCGTAGGATTCACAAGTACATTCGCCAGAAAGGGATAAAGGAAAGCAAACACCTTATCCCGGTGGCGAAGCCGGTATTGGATATGACCTGCCCATTCCGGGATAATGGGAAGAAAATCTGCACGATTTATGAAGTTAGGCCGGAAATCTGTCGTCAATTTATTTGTGACAGCGAGCAGAGAGCAAAAGAAAACCGAGAACGGCTAAAAAAGGGCAGACGGGTGTTCTCAATGAGGGAGGTGTTCTTTGGTGCTGATTAAAAGCCAGAATGGAAAGCAGATAATCAATCTGGATAATTGCGTTTCTGTGAATTGCGATGAAGATAACCATATTGTGGCAACGTACCCAATCGAACGTGCCTGGGCCGATTTGGGAACATATTCATCGGAAACAAAGGCACAAAAGGTTCTGGATTGGATTCTTGATTGTTACAACATGAATTTGTTGATACAAAGTCCTATATTTAAAGTTGCGAGAGACTTGTTTGATGAATACGTGGCAGACCAGAAGTTCGGAATATTCGAGATGCCTACGGACGAGGAGGTCGAGGTATGAGGGTAATATCGCAGAATGGTGCTATTGATGTTCCTTATGAAATGACGGCTTTTCACTTAGCTGGCGGAATGATTCACATGAACATGGTCGGTGATACTGGAAAAGGGACGTTGATGGCGCAGTATGAAATGCCTGAAAAGGCAGAGAAAGCCATGAAGATGCTTCATAAGGAATATACTGGAATTATGCCAAGTTTGGTAATTGACATGAATGCCAAATTCGATGAAGAAAGCATGAAAGCACTGATAAACTCTACCGCGGGAGTAGTTGTTAAGCCTGCTAATGATGGAGACATTGATGTACATATGCTTCCACGGATATTCCAGTTTCCAACAGATGATGAAATTGAGGTGGAGGAATGAAGAAAGCGAGAGATTTGCAGAAGTGTTTAGGAGCACATGATATCCAAATTACACATTTAGGTTTTGATGGTGGATGTGGGGTTTTTACAAAAGGAACACTTAAAGGCGCAACTGTAATCTGGAGTTATGCCGGTGGATGGGAACATGTAAGTATCTGCCCCAAGAATAGAACGCCAGATTGGAATGAAATGTGTTTACTGAAAGATGTGTTCTGGAATGAGGACGAAACAGTTATCCAGTATCATCCCGCGAAGACGAACTATGTAAACAATATGAAAAACTGCCTGCACCTCTGGAAGCCGATTGAGCAGTTTTCTGGAAAGTTGCCAATTCCACCAGATATTATGGTTGGTGTGAAAGCAGTGGGTACAATGGGATGAAACTAAAAGTTATTGGAAGCGGAAGTAAGGGAAATGCCTATGCGCTGATTGCTGAGAATGAAATTCTTCTTCTGGAAGCTGGTTGCCGATTATTGGATGTGAAGAAGACTATCGACTTCCAGATTGGGAAAGTGGTTGGGTGCCTGGTAAGTCACGGGCACCAGGACCATCTCAAATACGCAAAAGACTTTCTTTCTGCTGGAATCAAAATTTATACCAACGATGAAACGCAGAGATTAATTGACTGTGTGTCTAGTGGGTGGTTGTACGGAATCCCGGAAAAGAAAATGTTCAAGGTGGGAGAATTCAAGGTAACACCGTTTTATGTGCCGCACAATGATACTCCAAATTATGGATATTTGGTTAAACATGAGGAAATGGGAAAACTGCTGTTTGCTACAGATTTTGAATATCTTCCGTGGACATTCAGGCAACACCGATTGAATCATATGTTGATTGAATGTAACCACATGGACGATGTGGAGAACTCGGGTCCGAACTACGAACACGTTATGCGTGGACACAGCAGTTTATCAACGGTACTTGATGTTGTTCGTAAAAACCAAACACCGTGTTTGTGTAACGTCATATTATGCCATTTAAGCCATTTTAATGCAGACCCCAAGCAAATGTTGGCTGAGGTCGAAAAAGTGGCTGGAAACCGCGTTAAAGTGTTCTGTGCAGAGGCTGGATTGGAAGCGGAGTTAAGGAAAGAGCTATTTTAGGGAGGAAACAAGAAATGCTGAAAAAAGCAAACATTCAGTGGAGCGGTAAAACGCTGCGGAACCAGATTGAGAAAGGACAGGTTTCTTTTGACTGTGCAGTTCAGAGAAATCCGGTTTGGGATATGTCCAGAAAATCCTTGCTGATTCACTCAATGATAGAGGGATATCCGATTCCACCATTCTACTTTGCACGGAAAGATGATGGTAAGTATGACGCTTTAGATGGTCAGCAGAGGTCACTTTCTATTAAGGGATATCTGGATGGAGAGTTTCCTTTATCAGATGATACTCCGCAAGTAATAGATGAAAATGGTTTTCCTGTAACCGTTTCAAGGTTGAAGTTTTCAGAACTTCCAGAGTGGGCGCAGGACAATATAAAGGATTATTCACTGACAATCTATTACTTTGAGGGCATTACTGAGGAAGAGATTGCAGAACTGTTCTTCCGTATTAATAACGGAAAGCCTCTTACCAGTGTAGAACTGACAAGAGTTAAAGCGAAAAGCATTCTGAAATTCCGGGAAATTGCCAAGCATGAAATGATTGCAGGGGCAATTACTGAAGCAGGGAAGCGCCGCTACAATGACGAAAATGTTGCTATGCAAGCCTGGGCATTATGCTTTTCGGATTGCCGGGACTTCACGACAAAAGGCTTTCGTCCTCTTATCGAATCAGCGGCAGTTACAGATGAGCAGGTACAGGAAATTGGACAGGCCCTTGATTATGTTAAGGAAGTCAGCGACCTTTTAAATCCTGAAGAAAAGATAGATAAGCGTGTATTGAAGAAAATTAAGACTAGAAGCCATCTGGTGTCCTGTACATATGTTGCACTGAAAGCATTACGGGCTGGAAAGTCGGTGGATGAACTGAAAGAGATTCTGTATAAGTTCTTCGATTCCAGCCAAACCAGTGTGAGCGAGATTTATAACAAGTCTGTTGGTAGCGGTTCTGCGAAGCCGGATAAGGTGCAGAGTAGAGTACAAGTGCTAGATTCGTTGATTGGAGGATGAAAATAAGTGAAGAAAAGAGCGAGAGTAATCGTTACATACAACTGCCCCAGACATTGCGAAAACTGCTGTAATGAGCATATCGGGAATGTGCCGGAGGTCAAGTTTGAAGATTTGCTGAAATACGAGGAGTTGGTAATCACCGGAGGAGAGCCGATGTTACTTGCGCCGAGAGTTTTGGAAATGATTCATCGCCTCCGGGCGAACGGATATGAGGGTAAGATTTGGCTTTATACATCCTGTATTAAAACAGCAAGATGGGCAGATAGAGCAGTTTTAAAGGAAGTTGACGGAATTACCTACACGTTGCATTACAAGCCGTTGCAGACCGATTTAAGGAATGCAAGAAAGCTGAGTAAGTACATCTTGGATAATCTGGACAATCGGACGCATAAGCGTTCCGACAGGTTGCTGATTGACAGCCGTTGCTATACCGTTGAAGTATTACGGATTATTGGAAGCGATGATTACAACCCCCTAGACCATTGGACAAGCGTAAAATCATTGAAATGGAAAGATGATGCGTGTCCGCTACCGGAGGGCGAGGAAATGGTCTTCTATGATTTGGAAAAGGAGTAGGGCATGGTAAACAGTTCAGTTTATGAAAAGGTTACATACAAGCAGATTGATGATATGAAGCACGCCATTGGTTTTGATAACCAAAAGGTGCGTGGAACAAAGCATCGGAGATATGAGCCATACCGAAACTATTTTGACGCAGGCCCAAGAGATTCAGAGGATTGGGAACAGCTTGTTTCAATCGGATTAGCAACGAAAAGCGGAGAGCATTGGTATCACGTTTCTGATGATGGGCGTTTGTTCTTAAAACGTGTAACCGGTGTGGAAATTCTGCCGGAAAGTGATTAATACATGGGCGCAATCCCATTTAAAACTATGATGTGATTTTAATAGGCCTATTAAATAAATGTAACCCGTAAACATATTACCTATGGAGGAAAATATCATGGCAAAAGTAAATCTGGAAGAACTGGTAGGCGGTGGGCTGCAGGAAGTATTTGCAAAAGCGATGGAGGAAGTTGTTGAGAATATGCAGAATCCCAACACTCCATACAAAACAAACGAGAAATCGCAATCAAACTTAGATTTGAGCAGAATGAGGACAGGGATGACGCAGCGGTGGATATTTCCGTTACAACAAAGCTGGCTCCGGTAAAACCGATGCTCACAAGAATGGCAATCGGAAAAGATTTAAGAACCGGAAAAGTGTATGCGCAGGAGTATGGAAATACCATGCGTGGACAGATGGAATTTAAGCCAAGCGCCCAGAATCCGGCGGAACTTGTAGTGGATGGAAAAACTGTAGACCCGGAAACAGGAGAAATTAAAGAGTCTCCGGTAAAGGTTTTGGATATGAGAACAGCTAAACAGGCATAAGGAGGATATGAAAAATGGATATGACAAGAGACGCTTTACAGTATGTTGTTGGTTTAAAAACCGCAGAAGTTCTGGATATCAATGGTGGAAAGTATGTCGATAAGAACGTACAGAGAGTGGACAAGGAAATTCGTGCTTCTGCCATTCAGATGAATACTCTTACCAGCCTGGTAGATTATCTGAAAGCTGGTGTTGATTCTATGGCAGACAAAATGTTGGTTCAGGTGGTTTCTCCTATGAAAGTAATAGTACTCTCGATGCTGGATGCAGACCGGAAACGCGAGGAATTGGTGGATGTAAAGGCCATGATTCCGGATTTTGAGTATGGGCGCTACATGGGAAACGAGCGTTTCATCATAGCTCTGCAGTCGAAATTCATTGCCAACGATGACCGCGCTTTGCTGCTTCAGTTCGCTGGGACTGTCAAGGATGAATCTATCGCCCAGTACGGAGATGATGGCGTGACCCAGAAAGCTACCATTAAAACAGGAATTACAAGTGTAGGAGATGCCGTTGTGCCTAATCCGGTTAAATTACGGCCATTCCGGACATTCATTGAGGTAGAACAACCGGAAAGTGCATTTGTATTCCGCATGAGACAGGCAGAAGGACATGGTGTTGAGTGTGCTATCTTTGAGGCCGATGGTGGTGCGTGGAAGAATGCGGCCATGAAGTCAATTAAGGAGTATTTGCAGTATGAACTGGCAGAACTGCCGCAGTTCACCGTAATTTCCTAAGTTTTTGATGTTACCGGCTGTCTTTCGGGGCAGCCGGAGAAAGGGAGACAAACATGAACAGAGTCATTGTAATGGGAAGATTGACAAGAGACCCGGAAGTCAGATATTCACAGGGAGAGCGTTCCATGGCTATAGCCAGGTACACCCTTGCAGTGGACAGAAGGGGCCGCAGGAACCAGGACAGTTCCGCAGAGCAGCAGACAGCCGATTTTATCAACTGTGTTGCATTTGACCGCGCGGCCGAGTTTGCCGAGAAGTATTTCCGTCAGGGAATGCGGGTGCTCGTGTCAGGCAGAATCCAGACAGGTAGCTATGTAAATAAAGAAGGTCAGAAAGTATACACCACCGAGGTCATTTTGGATGACCAGGAGTTTGCGGATAGTAAAGGAGCTTCCAGTGGTGGAAATCAGCCACAGGATAGACCTGCTTCAAACAGTCCGCTTGGAGATGGATTTATGAATATTCCAGATGGGGTAGAGGACGATGGTCTTCCCTTCAATTAAGGCGGTGGTATGATTGAAAATCCTTATTGATAAAGGGCAACAGGCCCACAAGCATGATTTAAAGCATGATTGTCTAAAAGCATTGGGAGCGGAATTACAGACTGTTCCACTTCCGGTGGGAGATTATGTTTTAGTAGACGACAGGGTTGATGATGTTTTGAAACGGAAAGAAGCAAGAGGAATCCCGGTAAAGAAAATGGATTTATCCGGTAGCTACACTGTTTCGGTGGACACGAAGAGGGATATACAGGAAGCAATTGGGAATATTTGCGGTAAACAACATGAACGTTTTCGAGATGAATGCATTCTTGCCATGAATAATGGAATAACTTTATATGTCCTTGTAGAGAACGAGGATGGCATTTCCTGCCTGTCTGACCTGTACGCATGGGAAAATCCACGCAGGAGAATGCAAAAGTGGACTACAACACCTTCAGGAGAGCGTAGAAAGGTATTACTAAGCCCTAATGCAACAAAAGGAGAGACACTGGCGAAAGCTATAGAGACGATGGAACAAAAATACGGAGTGAAATTCCTTTTCTGCAAACCGGAAGAAGCTGGTGCAATGATATTGAAATTATTGGAGGTAGGTAATGGCAGAAAGACGTATGATGTCAAAAAAAATCATTGATAGTGATGCATTTACCGAAATGCCATTATCATCACAAGCATTGTATTTTCACCTGTTGTTAAGAGCGGATGATGACGGATTCTTAAATAACGCTAAGAAGATAATGAGGGACGTTGGTGCAAACCAAAATGACTATGACATGTTACTTATGAAGCGCTTCCTCATCCAGTTTGAAGATGGAGTTTGCGTTATAAAGCATTGGAGGATACATAATTATATCCAAAAGGACCGATATAAGCCAACTTTATATACTGACGAGTTGTCGCTTTTGACTCAAAAAGAAAACGGTGCATACAGTTTGGTAACTGATTGCGAACAGTCTGGAAACAATTTGGATACAAAATGTATCCAGGCTGAATCCACAATGTCTACATTGGACGCGCAGGTTAGGTTAGATAAGGATAGGATAGGTATAGGTAAAAATATTATAGTGTCTGACGACACTATATGTCGGACAGATGTCCAACGAGTAGTAGAAGCTTGGAATCAGATTGGAGTGAATCCTGTTAGTAGAATGACATCAACATCCACCAGGTACAAAATGATTTCTGCCAGAATAAAAGAGTATGGCATTGATGATGTTCTCAAAGCGATACAAAAAATAAATAGCAGCACATTTTTGAAAGGTGGAGGAAACCGTGGCTGGATGATCGACTTTGAGTGGTTTGCCAGACCGAACAATTTTCCTAAAGTGCTTGAAGGTCAGTATGACGATAAAAAAGGCAGCTCTGATTCCTGGGATGGGTGGATGAATGAGTAAAAAAGAGTTTGTTGAGATTGTCACTTTGTTGCGCGGAGCATATTTCAGAAACGAATTATTGAAAAATGTTGCGGAAGCTGATGTGTGGTATGAGTGTTTGCGAGATTTGGAGTTTGAATGGACAAAAAAAGCAATTATTCAGTGGGTGCAGGAGAACAAATTTCCACCAGCAATCTCCGAGATTAGAGATTTGGCAAAAAAAATTGAGCAATGTGCTTATGAGAATGGGGATGCCAAGATATGGCAGTAGGAAAAAAGATATTTGAACCAGATGAAATCCGAAAAACGATACAGGCATTAAAAGACTATGAAGAACTGTTTGAGGTTCGGTGTCTGGAGGCAAATGGGAAACGAGTAAGTAGTGGGTATTTTAGAGATGTGGAAGTCATGCTGGACCAACTGAGTAGGCTGAATTCGATTGATAGCAATGTGTACATTACTTTGAATAATATAAAACCGGAATGCTATTCCAGGGAGCAGAGAGACAGATTTATTACAAATACCAAAGTCCAGACAAGCGATAATGACATTTGTGGATATGAATGGCTATTTATTGACGCAGACCCCAAACGACCAGCAGGAGTGTCAAGTACAGATGAACAGTTAAATCAGGCTAAATCCATAGGAAACAAGGTTTATGTTTTTATGAAAAACCTTGGATTCAATGAGCCATTAACAGCTATGAGCGGAAATGGCATCCACCTGCTGTATAAGATTAGGCTGCGTAACAGCGAAGAAAACAAGACTCTGATTAAGAATTGCCTTCTTGTTTTGGACATGCTGTTTAGTAATGATTATGTAGACATTGATAAAACGAATTTTAATCCTGCGAGAATATGTAAACTATATGGAACAATGGCCCGCAAAGGAAGTAATACACCGGAGAACCCGCACCGAATGAGCCATTTGTTGTCAGAGGGAAGCAAGGAACCAACAGACAAAGCGTATCTGGAAAAATTAGTGGCTATGTTGCCGGTTCCAGAAAAGCCACAGAAATACAATGGATATAGCCCTAAAAAATTCGATTTAGAAGAATGGTTGATAAAATATGGGATTCGGTATCAGAAGACCAGTTACTCAGATGGTACAAAGTATATTCTGGAACAATGTCCATTTGATAATAACCATAAAGGGAAAGATGCCTGTATTTTCCAGGCAAGGTCTGGGGCAATCGGATTTCACTGTTTCCACAATTCCTGTTCAGACAAGACCTGGAGGGATGTTCGGATATTGTTTGAACCAGATGCCTATGAAAGGCAGCAGCAGGACTACGAACGTCGGATTTATTCTAGGCAGCCTGTGCAGCAACCGATAAAAGTTATTCAACCTGTAGATGGAAAACCAGTATTTTATACAGCTCAGGACGTTCTGAACCTACCAGTACCAGAAGAAAGATTTATCAAAACCGGAATTGCGGATATAGACAAGAAACTGCGTGGAATGAAAAAAGGTTACGTTTCCGTTATGTCTGGACTGCGGGCCGCCGGAAAGAGTTCTGTGATTTCTGAAATGGTTCTGGATGGTGTTGAGTCTGGAAATAATATCGGAGTTTTTTCCGGGGAACTGGCACCAAAGAACTTTATGCGTTGGATGAATTTACAGGCGGCTGGAAAGGGATACACAGAACCAACTCAGTTTGAAGGGTATTACAACGTACAACGGAAATACCAGGAGCAGATAGCACAATGGTTAGGAGAACACTTCTGGTTGTATAACAATGAATACGGATTTGACTTTCAGGCAGTAGTTGACCAGTTTAAGAGAAAAATCGAAAAAGATAAACTGGATATGCTGATTCTGGACAACCTAATGACCTTTGATATTTCCGGTATGTCAGAAAACAAATTTGAGGCACAGACCAAGTTTATCCTTGCTTTACAGGGTGAGATAGCCAAGCCATACAATGTGCATATCATGTTTGTGGCACATCCGAGAAAAGCCATGGGATTCCTCCGGTTGGATGATATTTCAGGAACAGCAGATTTGGGCAACGCTGTAGATAACGCTTTTATTGTTCACAGAGTAAATCAGGATTTTAAACGCCTTAGTAAACAGATGTTTGGATGGAAAGATGATAACCAGATTTACCAGGCTACAAACGTTATAGAGATTGCTAAAGACCGTGATGGCGGTGTGATGGATTACTTTATCCCACTTTATTATGAGCCAGAAACCAAACGCTTGAAAAACTATTCTTCCGAAAACAAAATATATGGTTGGAATAAGACCGATAATGGCTTCATTGCAGTACATGGGGAAATACCGTTTGATTAAACACGTATTTAGAGGAGTAAATGCAATGAAACATTTGAATGATAGATACGCAAAGGTAACGGAATACAAAGGTATGGATATCTGCACCTTGAGGGTAGCAACCCCATCCGATGGAGATGAACTGGGGTACCGGATTGATGATATCTCGTACGATGGAAGGGTGTTTGATGATTTGGGAGAGGCCATGAAGGCAATTGACTCATTTGGCATGCATTTAGCGGAGAAAAGCCATGAATAACAGATGTAAAGAAGAACAGGAAACGGTAAGGGGCTGTTCTGGGGAATGCGATTATTGCGAGGATGCAGAAACGTGTGAACAAAGCGGCTATTGTAAGGAGGCAGAGGGATGATTGAAGAAGGAATCGCGAAAGACCTATCAATGGTAGTTGAAAATGCAAAATTGATGGGATGCCAAGAGGTTAAGTCATTTAGACATATACCATTGAAAAATGTTGAGGCTGTCATATCAGCTCTACAGAAACAGATAACAAAAAAACCAGAGGATGAAAGGTGTTTTATTAAAGACAAAGAGAATATCGGATTGTGCCCATCTTGCGGTGAAGGGGTTAATTCAAATTATCCATATTGTGGACACTGTGGGCAGAGAATCAAATGGGATATTGAGTGGAGCATGGAGACAGAGGAATGATAGATAGACAGGGAGCAGGAGATATGAAAAATAAGTGTGCTGACTGTGCATTTTCAGTTAGAAGAAATCCACCAAAAGGTATATATATTCTCATCTGCACCCATAAAGGTGCATATAAAAGACCGGGTGACAGTTGCCGGTTTTATTGCAACAATAAGGAGCTGGAAGAATTATCAACCAGTTTCACAGAAGATATTAGATAG